AACAGACTCGCACCAATTCCAATTAGGAGTTCCTAAGACTTCATTGTAAGACCTTATCCAAGCAGCAGGAATACCACCTGACATAGCTTTACGACTAGCCATTCTATCGTGATTACCTATCATAACATCTGCATAAGGAAAAGCTTCATACCACTTAGCTATCTTCTTTATAGCAGTTTCAAGTTCTAGTCCTGAAGACATTCCGTCAGGGTCAGGCTCGTGGTAAGAAAATCCGTGAGCGTCAATAATATCTCCAATGAAAATTACTTGGTTACAATTATGAACTTTGTATTGTTCTTTACACCACTCAAGGTAGCCGTCTAAACAGAAAGGTTCGTGCAGGTCGCCAATGACTAGAATGTTTCTAACCTCTGACTTCCTCATTTCCTGAATGACTGCTATCTCGTTAGGCTTTAATCTGTATCGGTTATTTTTTAGCAACGTCAGCAATTCCTTGTCCAACAATAAGAACTAAGATAGCGTGATACAATTCTGTTGCAGTTGCAGGGTCTACTCCTAAGTAAGTTACTATTGCAGGAATTACTACTGAACTGATTGCATACCAAAACTTCTTGGACTTTAACATCTGTCCGATAAGATACTTCTGGAAAAACTTTTTCATATTATTTATTTTTAATTATTAAGTTAATATTTTCACCACCCAAATGTATTACTTCTTTGATTAATAAGTCCATAGCTAACGTAGAGTTACTAACAAAGTCCTGTTGGCTTCCTAGTCCTACTAGAATACATCCGCTTGTATCTTTAGGAAAATTGCCTCTGTGAAATAATATCCAATCCCTATCAGGAACATCTTGAACTAGCAAATGAACATAATCCCTAGTAGCTGATTCTCTAGGGTATCTAAGTCTTACAGGATATTCGCCTTCAGGAATACAACTTATATTCCTTTGATTATCTATCCAAGGGTTTTCTAAGGTGTCGCACATCCTTTCCCCATTTAAAAATAATTCACCTAATGTACTAACCTTGCTAAATGTATCTCTAATTAATAAAAGGTTTATCATTTTTTTTTATGTTTCCACCACTTATCTATTGTATAAGCTATTGAAACAACTAATAGGATAATCTTTAGAGCTAACTCTATATTAGTGAACGTCGTTACGCTTAATACTGTTGTGTTTAGGACTGCTACTTCTGATATTTCTTGTATTGTTTTTTTTATCGGCATCTTGTAAATAAGATTTGAGTTTAGTAATGTTAATAGGTTTTGGCTTGTAGTATTTCTTCATTAATTTAGATTTCCTAATACGTTTCTTAATGTAAAATTAGTTCCTTGATTTTGTGGTCGTTCAAGATTCATTCCGTTGTAAAACGCATTTCTATCAGGGTCTACGTCTGCACCTGTATTTGTAGAGTATTCAGGAAAAAGTGAATTATTATTACAGATGTAGTCAATCATTCGTTCAGTATAGTATTCCGCTGTATTTCTAACTTCTTCTCTTAGGTGCTGAGATTCCTCTGTACTTAAAGCTGTTCCTGTTTCCGAAGTCTTTGAGTAAATATTGCCGTTCTCGATTTTAAATCTGAGGAATGGAATAGCGTGAAAAAAACTAAAGTTCACTAAAACATCAGGAATGTAATCATTTAATAAAGTTGCATAAGCTTCATTTCCTGCTGCGTTTACTGTTCCTGCTACAATTAAGTCTTTTAGCTTTTGATTTAAGTCAGTACCTAGCTTAGTTTCTATATATAGCTTCTGTGCCTGTCTTACATAAGGCAAAAGTAGAGTTGTTGAAATATTAAGGTTTAAAGCACTACTTGACTTCAATACACTTTCTGAGATAAAGAGGACATATGACATTGTTATCTAGGTTTTAAAAATCCATTATTTTTCATTTTCTTTGGTGGTGTTGCTACTAGCTTGTCGTTCTTTTTAGCAGTAAAACCTTCAGACTTAGCTTTAGTGTAGCCAATCATATCTGCATCTTCTATCTTAGTAGTCTTAGACTCGCCTATTACAGTTTTAAAGATACGTCTGCTCCAAAAATGGTGGCAGTTACCTCCTCCTTTGTACAAGTCTAATCTATTGTTTTTCAATGACTTACAACAATCTTCGTGTTGGTCTGCTAACCAAATAGAGTAGGTATTTGCTCCTCTTTCTCCCCAACCTGGATTAACAATTTTATTAGTCATATTAATTATATCTTCTTTTCTGTAAAGTTTCTTAGCTGCCATCATCTTTCTGCAAAATTCTCTTTTCTCTCCTGTCTTACTTGTTAGGAAGTTATCTTCAGAATAAACATATCTAACTCTGAAGTAATCATAAGACTTTTTAGATAGTCCGTCTTGTTCAGACTTACGACTTGGAATTGCTCTACCTGTTGATGCTAGTTCAATCTTTTCATTAGCTAATTCATTTAATACTTCTTCATAGTTAAAGTCTTGATGTTCTCCGTCTACTACTTCTTCTTCTACTAATTCCCATTCATCAGACATATCTTCTCCAAACTCCTCAATAAACTTATCTAACTCAGTCTTTTCTGTTAAAAGTTCTGTAGCTTCTTGATGACCTTCACAAGCCATATAGACTTCCTTACCTTCGTAATCGTGCGTATGATACCCTTCACACCCTAAAGACTTTGCACTTGCTAAGGCTTCTTCTATGGTGTCAAATACAGGCTTTCCGTCTATCATACCAACTTTTGCAAATTCTTCTTTAAAGTCTTCTGCTACATCTTGTCCTTCTAAAGGTGCTAATCCTATTTCAGCACGTATTTCATCTTGAGTCATTACATCTCTAATCGTTTCAGAATCGAATTGAATTGTAATTGGTTTAAGTTGTACAAATTGAACAGGCATATCCATATTGTTTACTTGGAATATCTTGTGTAACACTTTTAAGATTTGCCCTTGAAATGGCATTACTACAGTATTTAAGTAAAAATTACTAGCGTTTAATAATTCGTCGGCATTTGAACTGAAACCGTTAGCACTATCTAAGCCCATAAGCGTCTTAGAAGTTACCCTATGACCTGAGAGGATGTTGCTAGTAAGTAGTTCTTGAAGTGCTATATATTGTTTGTCTAAATCTGAAGGACTAATAGAAGTTATTTCAGGAACTCTAGTCTTGTCGTCTGAGAACGTCAATACAAATTTTCCTGCATTTTTTTCTGATGTAAATTTAGATTCTAAGCTTCTTTCTATTTGATTTCTTTCTTCAGCTGTTGGTATTCCATTTGCGAAACTAATCATAAAACTACCTGTAAATCCGTTAGATATATTATTTAAGTGAAACTCTGAAACTTTAGAATCAATTAACGCCCAATTATTACAAGAAATGTAATCACTTGTATAATAAGAGTTCATATTAGGACTATAAAGCCCTGTATAAAGAATTTGATTAGGGGATGTTCTATCGTTTACATTAAAAGCAGGAACTCTGTAAGGCTTGTTCGTTCTTGTATTTGCCCAATCTCCTGAAACGTAGTAAGCATTAGTCTTGCCAAATTCATCAGGACGTTCACATCTAATCTTCTCTACAGGTATATGATAAATCTCAGCTATCTGAGTTCTGTCTTTTGACCATACAATGTTAAGAGCAAATGCTCCTTGAAGTTTAAAGTCAAATGATACTTTTTTCAAGACCTCGTGTAGTGTTTCATTTGAATTAGCATTATTCATAAAGTTCTGAAGCTTTACTCTTGCTTCTTCATCTCTATCATCTTCATCAGTTATGACTACGTCCTCCCCACTAATCATTTCAGCAGTAGCGTTGATAATCGCAGCCGTTATTGAACTTGAATAGTAAAGGTCAATTAAGAACTGAGGGTAGAGGTTTCTCCATTCGCCATTAGCGTCTCCGTACTCAATCCAATCCTTTCCTCTAACCTCTTGTACTAGAGGAGCTGTTGAAGTGCTTAAATCTACTGAAATTATCTTATCCATTTTATTCTATTATTAATTCATCAGGGTCTACATCTGTACCTTCAGCGTTCTTTTCGTAACCTAAGAACGAATGTACACAATCTACAGGAAATAACTCATTAATTCCAAAGTCAATTTCTTCTGTAGTCATTAGGTCGTAAAATACTCCATCATAATAAATAGGAGGAGTTAATTCTTTACCATCTTTATCATAAGTTGCAGGTACTTCTACTATCTTATTTATAAAGACGATTGCCTGAGTTCCATTTCTGTACACATCTTTAGTAACACCTTCTTCAGTTAATACTTCATAAGTACCTTTAGCAAGTAAATCTGCATCTCCTTGTGCTTTCGTGTCGTATTGTAATTTGTATATATTCATATTATGCTGTTAATAATGCGAGATTGTCATCTGTTAAAGCTGTCTTGTAGACTTGTAGTTGTTTTACTTTTCCTTCAAAATCACCACCCTGAAAAGCATCAAGAGTTATATTGCTTAAGGATAAAGGTGTGTCCCCGCTCAATTGCTCACCAACCTTATTACCATTAAACCACAAACTAAAATTATTTGAAGAAAATCTAATTGCATAACTATTAAAGTCATAAGTATTAACTCCTGTATTGAAATCAAATCTCCATTGTTGAGAACCTGACTTTCTTACTATTATAGTTACAGAGGAATTATCATTTCTAGTGTAAATGGTAATGGAATTATTGTTAGTTGTATCGTTTAATTCTACCCCTCCAAAATTTGTAGCGTTTTGAAATTTAGCCATCTCTAAAAATAAAGTCCCCTCACTATCGTTAATCAAACTACCTATGCCATCTCTTGAGAATTGGTCTTGGTTTCTTGTAACTGTACTTCCTGATGTTGGAATCAGACTCGTTGGATAAGAGCCTTCTTCTGACTGTCCACCCCAAATTATAAATTCACTTAAAGTTTGAGAACCCCTAAAGTCTGCTGCATAAAAATTGGTTGCCCCTGTACTTATAGAGCCTGTTAAATCAAATCTTTGCCATTCTTCCGTAAGATTGAAAAGGTTGTTTGTGTTAGCATTATAAGATGTTAGTCTTGCCGTTCCTGTTCCACTAACTGTTTTTGCGTAAATACTTCTTGTAGCTGTTGTTGTACTTGCTGAACCCCTATATAATGATGAAACTCCAATAGTACCACTTATCTTAGTTGCATTTAAACTTCCATCAGGTGCTAATTGCCCAGTAGTTAAAACTATCGAACTACTTGAGAACTGACTAAAATCCTCACTATAAGTAACCAAATTAGTCCTCTGCGGCTCTGCTAATATATGAGGACAACCTCCTCCCGTGTAGTCTATACGAGGTACGTTATCTCTTGTAACTTCTTTTACTGATACGTTGTCTATTGAGCCATTAAAACTATTTGAATAAAAATATTTACCTGTATTATTTGCTATAAAATATTGCGTAAATGTTCCGATTGCACTTTTATATGCTGTATCATCAGAACCACTACCACTATAAATCTTAACAGAACCTGATGTGTATGAAGTTATTTCAAAAATCCATTTGTATATTTTACCTGACGTTAATGCAGGAGAAGTTTGGCTTAATAATCCACTTGTTCCATCACTATTAGCTGTGCCTCCTGATATAGTCCAACCTGTTCCCTTAGTCCAATCACTATCTGTTGCAAAATCCCCATTAGTAACCTCCTCACTTCCTATAATCTCAGCATAATTAACTAATCCTGCTTCATCTACTCTTGTAGCTGCTGTTCCTCTTACAACTTCTAAATCACCTGCACCACTACTAGGAATAACTGAATACAAAACACCTGACTTATATCCGTTTGGAGTTACTACAATACTTACATCATCTAATAAACTCATTATATATTACTTAAAATTGTTAATTGTGCTTCTAAACAAGCCTTAGCTTCAAATACTCCTCCACCAGCAACAACTCTAGCCTTAAAAGCATTGACTTGCTTTTGTACAGGTGTTACTCCTCCCTTATTACTTGAAGGCAATGACATTCCAAGTGCTAACTTCATTAAATTACTTGGTCATAGTAACAGATAGCAACTCCACTCGTTAAAGTGATAGCTGTTACATTAAGAAATAAAGTGCTTCCTGCTGCGAAAGTTGTGTGAAGGTTAGCTATAGCACTACCTGTACCTGTTTGTACGTTAGAAGCCACTATAGAGGCTACTACGCTCTCTACAGGAAAGAAGACTGCATAATAGTCTTTACCTGTCATTGCTGTTGTAGATATTACATCACATCTATTCTTTCCTAATTGCTCCGTTAAGAGTTGTTGTACATTTTCTATTGCCATAATTTTTTATTTATTGTCCGTAGTATATATAGTTAGTTCCTGAAGGTTCAGGATGTTGTTTGTATTGTACTTGTTCTGTTCCATCTTTTTCTGCTAAATAAAGCTTACCCTTTGTTACTAAGCCTTGAACTACTCCAATGTCATCTCCAATAGGAGTAATAACGTCTGTTTCTGTAGAAGGTGCTGCTTCAACGCTAAGAGTTACTGTTCCAATCCAACTTACTTCATAGACTTCATACTTCCAATATCCTGAAGGTAATAAATGAACTTCTCCATCAAACATATTAACTGTAAGAGCATCTGACTCATAAGTGAAAGTCATTTCAGTAAATCTATTATTGATAACTTCAGCAGGATATACGTAATCTATACTTCCATCCATATCATTAATAAGTTTAACTAAGAACCTTATCTGTCTTTTATCTACAGATGTATCAATACGATTATCTTCCGTAGATAAGTATGCTTTAAAGTTTGATTCTGTGTAGGCTTGTATCATATCTACTATATAATAGAAAAAGTCAGTTTTTATTTGGAAAAGAAAAAGGGTAACAATTAAGCTACCCTTTTAAGATTATAAGAAAACAGATAAGAAATTTAAGATGTAACTATTGGAATTTGTCCTCCTGAGTCAATGTTGTCAAAAGGTGTTGCAGTATAATCTAAAATCATTGGGAAAGGTTTATTTTCCATTCCCGTTATTGTAAGACTATATCCCGAGCGGTCTCCCCAAGCTGCACCTGAGTCCATAGTACCTGCGTCAAGTTCCATTCCGTTTACCGTTCCTAATCCAACTATTACGTTGTGTCCGTTAGTTAGAGTAGCATTTAATTCAACAAAACAAATAAGTTTCGTTGCTGCTAAAAGTTTAATTTGGTTTTGGTCTTCTTTTGTAAGTCTGTTAAGAATTACGCTTAAAGATGGAGTGTAATAAATAGTTCCGTTCTCTCTCGAGCCTACTATAGTATCAGTTAAACTAGAAACACCAAGAGGCATCACGTATTTGTAAATAGAGTCAGTTCCCATATCAATATCTGATACTTCTCCTGTTGCTTCTGTGATAGATAATACTTGGTCGTAAACTGCAAAATATACGTTTTTGATTCCTCCACTGATTCTATTACAGTCAAGTCCCCTACCTTTTGTTAGTGCTGTACAAGCCATTTTATTGTTTTTTTTAGGTTAAGGGAGTGAAGGGTTTTACCCCCTCACTTCCGTATTATTTATTTAATTACGATACAAGTACAACGTCAGCTCCAATACCTACTTGAACACCTCCACTGTAACGAGCTAATAAACGAATGTTATCTGACCCATCCAAAGTAGACATATCTAAAAGGTCGATTCTACTATTTAAATCACTCAAAAGGTCAGTTCCGAAGAATAAGTTGCTTCTTTCTGCTGCTACTAGCGTATCATTAGTCATTCCGTTGCAAACGGCGATTTTTATTCCTTCAAAAACTGCATCATAGTCTCCATTCATAGAGTAAGCATTCACATATCCTAAAGTAGAGATAGCTGAAATGTATAATCTGTAAGACTTTGGACTCATATAGATGTAAAGGTCTTCTTTTGTGTAAACTGGTGTAGGGATAGATGCTGTACAGTTTTGTAAGTTTTCAATAATGTTAGCTGCTGAGTAAGCTGTTCCTGCTCCACCTACGTTAGCTACATCAACTACAGTATTACCTGCTTGTACTAATCTACCTACTGCTCCTCCTGTTACAAATCCTGTAAATTCTCCTGCTGTTGCGTTATTTCCACCCCAAATAGAAGTTTCTGTTGCATTAGCAATAGTTTCTCCCATATAAGAAATTACATAGTCATTGAAAGATGGTGGTGGTGGTGCTCCTGCTCCTGCTCTCATTTGTAAAGCTTCAAAGCTGCTCAAAAGAGTTTGCTTACATAAATCACTCTGTATCATCAGATTTTTTGGCTCTAATACAGCCTCAGTCATTGTAAGAGTTCCTGCTAAATTCACATCACAAGTTGCGTCCTGAACCATTGAAGCAGCCGACATCTTCTGTATGTTGCTTTTATATTTGATATTTTCTATCATTGTTAGAAACTCCATAGAGTTTGCTGAACGAAGTGCTTGACTGATGTAGAAACCAGCTGCCTTCCCTGCGTAATTTGATGTTACTGCTAAAGCCATAATTTTTTTTGTTTTTAGTTATTTTAGTTATATAAATTATAAAGGTATTGTTCCCTTTTTGTCATTTTTGATATTTCTCTTTTAGATAAAGAAACCTTAGTAGCTTCTGAACTAAATTTATTTGTATCTAAAGGAGCTGATGCAGGAGATTCTGCTAGCTCAGTTTTTAATTTTTCATTTTCAGCTTTCAACTTTGTTAATTCGTCTTCTGCTGAGAACTCAACTACTTCTGTAGTCTTAATAGATTTAGGATTAGTAGAAGGTGCAACAACTTCTTCAGCCATTTCTTCAACCTCATCATCTCCTCCGTCTTTATCTTTCTTTAGACTTGCAACTGCATCTTCTAAGTTTTGGATTCTTTTCTCCATACCTTCCCAGTCCTCAACTACTGCTAAGTCTTCAGTCATTTCTTCTTCAACTACTTCTTCTTCAGTTTCGCTTTCAATAACTTCAGCAACTATACCTTCTTCCTCTACTCTGAAAGATACACCAGTATCAGTCTTGTAAGTTCCAACAGGTAATAAGATAGTAGTACCATCTTCTGTGAGAACTGATATATCAACCCCTGCTTCTAATTCTTCAGCTGTTGAAACGAAAATAGTTCCGTCTTCTGATTTAGCTTGATAAGCCATTGTTACATCTTCGCCTTTATCAAGACCAAGTGCTACCAATATTTGATTTTTTAAATCCATAGTTTTGTTTTAAGTTCTGTTATATAATAGAAAAATTAGTTACTTGTTTGATTTTGTGATTATTTCGTTAAGAGCTTTAAGTATTTCTTCATTAGTTGGTTGCTTTTCTGACATAGCTTCCATTCTATCTGTAAAATATCCTTCAATACTTAAACCGCGTAAAGAACCCGATTTAATTTCTTGCCACAGCTCGTCATTCTCAATCTTCATTTTCACGAACCAAGTGCCGTCAGGTAAATCGTAGCCGTATAACTTAGATTTATCACTATCGCCTTCCTTAATCCAAGATTCAACTGTTAAAACTCCTGAAACTCTATCTTGATGTTGATACGTTGCCTTATGATGATTGTTATGTTTTAAATACAATTCAGATGCTTTCCTAACTGTATCAGGACTAAAGTAAACATAGTAATCTGAGTCTGTATTAGGGTCGTGTCTAAATATTTGCTTGTTAGGAATAAGTGCAGGACTAACTAGCATACGCTTTTCTTCATCTACCTTTGCAAATGTCAAGTTGTTTTTCTCTTTACCAAAGAATACAAAGTCTTGCTCTATTGCAGGACTCGTTACTAGACTGATAGCGTCTATTGCAAGTTCTTGACTATCGTCTGCAATTACTAATTCTACTATTTTAGTTTCTTTCATATCTTCATAATAGTCTTTATTATCTTCTTCACAATCAGCTTTTGTATCGTATTTACAAGAGCCTGTCTTCCCCCATTTATATTTTCCGTTTTCACATTGTTCGCAAGGCATAGTATATAATAGATTTTAAGTTAGTTTATTTGATTTTAGATTGTAGCTCTACGTCTTATATTTGCTAATTGATTTTGACTGTTTGTCATTTCATCAGTAACAACAAATGCTTTAGTCGCTTCAGGTGCTACTCCTCCTGATATATCAAAAGCTCCTGACATCATTTGAGGTGCAGGTGTACTTGGTGCTGCTGAAGCTCCTCCTCCTCCTCCTACAGGTGTACTGTATATTTTATTTACATTATTTAAACCTGCTGCAATAATTGCTGCTCCTGTTACAAATCCTGCAACTCCTCCTTGTTGAAAGGCTTTATTCGCTCCTGCATAAGTATCAATAATAGCCCCTGCTGCTGCTAGTTCTTTGTTATCCCCTGCTAATCCACTTAAAGCATTAGCTAGTCCTGAGAAAGCTGCTAACTGTGCTTCAGCTGTATCTGTTGTTGATTCTACAATGTCCTCATTTCCATTAACTGTTACAAGACTTTGTTTATCTACTAACTGTAAGTATTTTTCAGTATATATTTTATCTATAAGACCTAATTGCTTATTCCTTTCTTCTGCATCAGTTATAAGATTTGCGTTTGCTCTAGCTTCTTTCTTTTCATTTATTAATGCCATTAACTCTTTAGCATTTTGGTCTTCCTGCCTTAATATAGCTAGGTCATCTATTAATTTTTGCGTAGACTTTACTTCTGCTTCATTTTGTAATCTTATTTCTTTATTCTTATTTATAGTTTCCTGCTTAATAGCATTTATCTTATTATTAAGTTCTATCTGCTTAGTAACGGACTCCCCCCTTATAGTAGCAAGGTCTATTTCTTTTTGAGCTAAAGCATCTAGTGCTTCAGCTTCAGGGTCTAGTATAGTTGATAATCTTAAAGATTCTATCCTTACAGCTTCTTCTGCGTTGGCTATTCTTCTTTCTAGCAAGTCTGTTTCAATTTCAAAAGCCTTCTCTGCTGCTGATAATCTTTCTTCTTCTGACTTAGTAACATCTTCAGCTATTAACTTTAGTTCTTCAATGTCAGCCCTTCTTTGTGCTGTTTCTACATTTAAAACTCTTTGACTATCAGCTAACTTTTGTGTTGATTTTTCTAAAGCCATAGCTAAAAGAGTATCGGTCAAAATTTCTTTTCCAATATCTTTAAAAGAATTTCTCATATCTTTAAGTCCTCCCGTTATATTTCCTGAGAATACCTTAGCAATTCCCCCACCAAACTTAGCAATCCTATCAACTATAACATTAACAGCAGCACCGATACCTTTAAAAGCTACAGATAATATCTCAGCTCCTTTTTTCGTTTTTGCAAACCAAGTAGCTAAAGCTCCAAACGCTAGAACTATAAGACCTACCCCTGTAGAAGCAATACCCATTTTTATGCTTCTAAATAGAAACTTAGCCCCAGACGCTGCTGATTTCCAAGCCCCCTTCAATCCATTAATAGATAGCCCTAATATCTGCATTTCAGCTACAACTTCTTTACCTTCTTCATTTACATCTTTTATTGCATCTTCAGTCTTTTTAATCTCTTTATTCCAAGCCTTTTGGTCTTTTGTAACATTACCAATATTTGACTTAACTTCTAATTCTAATACTTCCTTTGCCATAATTTTATTTTATAAAGTTACCCCTGTTTTTATTTGTGTGAATCTTATTGTTGTTGCCCACATAATATCTCTGTTATTTGCTCCTTTAACTTGTTGTAAGAAGTTAGTTCCTGAAACCCCTACAGTTGGTGTCCATCCTGAAACACTTCCTGAACTAGAGATTGTTGTTCTTGTACTATCTATGCTTAGAACTCCTGATTTATTAATAGCTACACCAATTTCAGAAAAAGCTTTATAATCACCAACTGCACCAACTCCCGTTCCTCCTGTTCTTACTCCTATAGTTTGTGTTTCAAACATTACTATAGTATCTGTAGGAATAACAAAGTAACTATCTGTCGTGTTATTTAAGAAAGAATCAACTGTACTACTGTCTGTTGTTGCCCCTCCATACATTAATGTTATCGTCTGTCTTTCGCCTAAAGTATCTGCTGAAGCGTTACCCCCTAAGACAATAGAGTTATCAGCTGTAGCCTCTCCAAAAGTACCAAATACGTTAGCATTGTTCACTCCATTGGCTATCTCGTTATTACTTCCTACAATAATGTTATTTCTTGAGAATCCTCTAACAGTATTACTCTCTCCCATTATAAGAGTATTGTTAGTTCCTGTTTCTGTTACATTCTGAGAACCTTTTGTACTATTATTTGAGTTATTAAAACTTCTAATAAGGTTTGTATTGAATCTAAATATAGAACAAGTTCCTGCTGCTTTATTATATGTATATCCATAAGCTTCACATTGTAATTGGTTAGGTGTTACTTCCCTAGATCCATTAGTAAAAGATACAACTCCAAGTCCTGAAATTGATAAAGGTTTAACTGCGAATCCTGTTAAGTATGGTATTGAATAAGTAATTTCAGGCATTATGGTATAAGTATAAATTCAACTGTTGCTAAATCGTTCGGCTTGTAGTCTATTTTATTCACTCTAAAGACTCTGTTCTTAATAAAGACTGTATCGTTAAACTTAAACGTATTAATGTCAGCAGGATTAAGGTTTACCTTGATAGTCATAGTCCTAGTATTAGGATTGTAAAGCTCATTGTAATAAGGTAGCCAATAAAGATTAAATAAGTTATTTACTGTTGGTACATCTCCTGTAAGTAATTGACATTCTCCAAAATGAAAATCTCTTGTGTCTGTAATTGCAGGTGGTAATGATGTTATTGTAGGTATATCTGACAAATGACTAAACTGTAAGAATTGAGATTGGTTCTCGCTTAATAATCCATTTTGTGCAGGAATATAATAAGAAGCACCTGTAGACTTGATTCCATTATCATACATTATTCTAGGACTATTATCAAAGCCTTCAGAAGTATCGTCTTCTGAGTTATAAGCATAAAGTGCAGGAGTTATAAAAGAAGAAAATTGACTAGCTAAAGGCTTTATTACTGTAGCTGCAAAAGGTTCTGCTATCACTTCATCTAATGCATCTAAGATGTTAAATTCATCTGTAGCATTATATTTCTTACTTCCGTATAAATGTCCGCCTACTTGATTCTTGTAATTAGTGAAAGCAAAGTCATCTTCATCTTCAACAAATTTAAAAATAGTCTTTTTATTAAGGTCAGTTAATGGCTCTAATTTCATTTCTGAAACATCTATCTTGTCTGTCCAATCGTGTTCAATAGTTCTATTAGCTAAAGTTGTTCCTGCTGTATTATTTATAAAGACATCTACATAAGGTTCAAACTTAATATTATTAGGATTATTTTCATCAGGAATAGTTACTAAGTTGAACATAGTAATCAATCCCTTTAAGAAATCCCATTGTCCTGTTTCTCCTCTTAGTGTCTGTAGAAAAATGTTATTTGTTGATGCTGTTGCTGAAGTTGAAACATAAGTAACACCTACAGTTCCAAATGAACCTCCTGTTGGCTGTATAGTTATCGTATGTGTTCCTGCTGAATCTGATTTAAATTCAGGTGTTAAAGTATCTCCTGTATTTAATAACTGAGTAAAATTACCTCCTGTAATAAGAAAAGAAGAAGAACCTGTCCCTGAAACAGGAATTACATTTATATAAGAAGTAACCCCTCCTTTTACCATTTTCCATCTAAATTCAGCAGTAAAAGCTCCTGTTCCTGAAACACTATAAGCATATAAATAGTCAAAATTATAAGTTTGATTATCTAGTATCGCTGTATAAACTCCTGCACTATACCCTGTATTATCACTAAATGTATTGTCGTTAGTTTGTATCGTTACAAAAGAAGTTGTTGCAGTTTGAGTTACTGCTAATTCTCCTTGTCCTGATTCATCAATAGTAAAAGGTATATTATCAGCACCCCAATTAAAGTCCATATATAACTTTTCAAAGTCTGTAGTATCAAAGAAATCTGAAGTAAAAGTAAAAGGAGTATTTTCAAATATTCTTTCTATTATATACTTGATATTTATAAAAGGTCTAAACGCTTGTTCTAAATTAACTAACTGAGGATTATTGTCCGTAGGCCCTGAACCACCACTAGGATTATTAGCAATTAGCCAATTATTATTCCAGTTTACAAAAGGATATTTTAATGTACTAAAGTTCGTTCTAAAACCTGATGTATTTGCATTAGTCCAAGTAATAGGGGTATTCTGAGTTGGTGTTCCGTCATTCCAACTATACTTAATTTGTGTCTTATTATAATCGTGTTCTAATTCTGTAAAGTCTAAATCTCTAAATGATAATTCTTTCAAGTAATCAGCTAATGCAATAACCTCTGAATAAAGATTCACGTTGTAACTTATCTCTCCGTCCTTATCTGTTACATCTAAAAGCCTTAAATACCCTTTGAATAGTACGAACCCATCTTGTTTTAAAACACACTCAGACTTCTTATAAGGACTAAATATTACTCCATCATCTGACCTTGTTATCTCAAAGATTTGGTCAAATATTTTATTGTTTCTTTTAGTTGCAGGTAAATTAAAAGCCTTTGAATAAGACTGTACTTTCTCAGCTACATTCTTAAAGTTATCTACACTTAAAGTCAAGGGTAAGTCTTCATCTTCATAAAGGTCTAGGATAACTTGACCATCTGATAAGATAGGGTCTGCTATTAGAGAATTTATAGGTAAAACTGATAAAGAGCTTATAGTTAAGTCTTCAGCAACCGTTGAATAGTAAGCCAACATAAAAGTCATTTCAGTATTAGTAGCAATAAATACTTTGTCTATGAAAGATGTTGCTGTGCTGAATGTACTGATACTTCCTTGTGGAGTTAATCCATCAAAAAACCTATTAGTTAAAGAACCATTAGCTGCTTGAGTTTCTATGTTAATTCTCAATCTATATATTTGAAAGACTGTTAGATTAGACATTTTCTGATATATACCTGAAGGCTCTGTTGAACCATTACCTAAAGAGTTTAAAACTAAGTTGCTTGAAACTACTGTAGGAAAAGCAGAAGCACCGACTCTGTATCTGTACCAAGTATTAACACTACTAGGTGTTGCATTTGTAATAGTATCTACATAAGGAGTTCCTGAAGTACTTGTGTAAGTTCCTGTATTATCTAAATCAGTAAAAGAAATACCATTAACAATAGCTTCATAAGGATTACCTGAAAAAGCATTATAGACTCCTTCGTAGCTTTGTGGATATAATATAAGTTGTACGCTCATTATACTGATTGTGTTCTTAGGGTTTTACTCTTTTCAACTTCAAATGTGTACTGCATAAGTTTATCGTTTGCTACAGTCTTTTTAGTATAGCTTGAAGTAGTAAGTCTTGCAGGTGTTACATAAGTATTAGGAGAAGCAAGAGTTGCGTCTACTTGGAAACCTTCTAAGATATAAACTTCAGGACTATTAATAAGCTCCTCAAACCACTCGGATTCTGATTCATTTACAAAGTCTGTATTCATTACAATCTTCTCTGTAGCGTTTACTCTAAAAGCTTTCTTTCCTCCTCTGTAACCACTAGGACTGTAGATACTTTCATTCCAAGTTCCTGCAAGTTGTTGGTATGTACTTCCCTTAGTTGAGATAGTCTTAGTAGACTTCATTGTGAATGTATAGTAATCCCAAACACCCCATTGATTAAGCCAAGTAAGTCTGATAGGCTCGTAGCCTTTAAGAGTAGGACAATTTATATTGATTGTATATATATCTGAAATTAAAAAGTTTGTACTGTTAAAAGCCTCTACTCGGTAAAAAGATAAGTTTGTAGTATGAGCAAGGAATATAGAACTCCAATTTTTTAAATTAGCAGGAAAACAACCTAGATGTAGTAATTGATTTTTAGTATCTAAATTCCAAGTTGTATTGCCACCATTAGCATCTAAATTATCTATTGTAATATTTGTACCAAGCTGTGCACCACTATCATCATATAATTTAATTTTAAAGTAATCTAAAGTTGTATCAACTACATCTCCTGTTTTAGGTGTAGTCATAAAAGATAAAGTTCCGTAATCATTTATATTAGCATACTGAGTAGTTGGTGCATTAGTTAGCAATTGATTACCTGTTGCTCCACCTCCTAATTGAAATATCTCTGTATTGAATCCAAAGTTTCCTGTTGCATCTCTATCTTGTACGTCTGTATATTTTAAGTAACCATTGATTAAAGTATATTGTACAGAGTCTTCTTCTTCTCCTGATATCGGTGCTACTGTTCCTGTTGCCGTAGTTGAACCTTCTATTGTAAACCTAATTTTTAAATATCTAACTACATTATCATTAAGAGAATACTTGTCTACTAAATGTAATGGGTGCGTTTTAATAGCTGTTGTTGCTGCACCTTTATATGAACTTCCTAAAGCTGCTAAGTTATCAGGACTTACAAAACTTTCTACAATAGGTCTGAAGTCATACATACCTGCTCCTGTGTTATTAGGTGTAGTCTTGAATGTTCCTATTGCTACAGATGTATTTAAGTCTATGTCTACTGTACTTATATGAACTTCAGCTACATACTTAACATTGAATTTAGCACCAACTGTAGTTAAATCACTAACTGTAAATATTACTTCCTGCCCTACAGGATTAAGTGTGTATAAAGGGTGTTGAGTTATTGCTAATGCCATTATTTTATCGTTGTTATATTATTTTTATTTTGGTCTATAAAATTCTACAAGGTTACTTCTTATATCCTTTGATAATATTTTTAAGAAATCTTTTTCTAACTTTTTAAATTCTAATCCAAAAGGTTTTTGAAAGAAGCTTAAGCTTTTAATTCCTTCTCTTCTTATTTTCCTACTTATTAAAAAAGCAAACCCTGAAACAAATTGTCCTGTATCTTTTGACCTTCCTCTTTTAAATCCTTTAGGCTTTATACCTTTTCTTTTAATCCATTTAGACAATATATCAATAGGAGGGCCTTTAGTTGTATATCCTTTGCCTGGACTTGATTTCTTTTTACCATCATAATTTATATATGATTGTTTTACTTTATTTCCTGATACTCCTTTATCTAAAAACTTTCCATATTCTTCCATATAGAATTTAGTAGAAAAACCTCCTTCCTCTTTTGTTACTGTAAATCTAATTGAATTACCCAAAGATGTACTTCCTTTTTCTTTTTGTAATAAACCCCTAGATTCTTTGACTACTTGCTTTCCAAAGCTCTCTAAGTATCTTTCTATGTTGTCAGTATTCATAAATCAATTTTTATTTTCCATCCTTTCCAACTTAACTGTATTGTAATATATCCAATTTTCCATTTCATTAATAACCTGCACCATCTGAAGTAACAGGAATATCACAAGTCTGAAAGTCATTCTGAACTAAGACTCCAATATTAAATACAAACCCACAACAAAGATTGTCAAACCTTTCTGAGAATGGTTCTAATGTAAATTGGTCTTGTGTAAAGTATATCGGTACATTAATATCATTTACACCTGCTAATGACTGTTGCTCTGAATGTCTAAGCATACCTATGAAGTCTGTTGCTATTTGTAAAGTTTCATTGAGTACATCTTGCTCGTTACTTAAAGTCTTGTAAAGCTTTGGGAAGTTAGCTGATGCGTTGTTCAAAGTCCAATTTTCTTTTTCTGAAACCATATCCATAATAAAGATTTGGAAGTTATATGTAAGTTGGCTTTCTCCTGTAGTTACACTTGTTGGATTAATGTGAAGCAATGGGAACTTCTGCATCTTCTCTAAGTTGATGTCAAAAATATCTCCTACAGATGTTGTGCTTATTTGCTCGTGGTATTCCCCTAATCTAAGCAAGGTGTTTACTACGTTATTGTATGTCTTATTTTTAACCATTTCTTTTTACTTTATTTTGTGAGTTCAAATCTGTTTCATAACTAAGCCAAGTCAAACACTCTAACAGACTCAAGTTTGTAATACTTTCTAATTTACTAATGTCCTCTCCACACAACCTGTGCATCACTCCAAACCATCCCCACTTACTTGCGAAGTCATTACTAGCTATTGCGTCTTCGTTACCTTCAGCCGCTCCATCAAATATAATGGCAAAATCTCTGACAACACTTTCCCTAAAGTGTAAAAAAAAACCAATGCACTTTGCACTTGTTCCGCTGACATCTGTTTCATCTCCTCTGCTCTGAGCCGAATATCTCCGTCATACGAGTCAATTATATAAATGTCGTTCTTCTTCAATTTTACAGGACGATAGAGTACGCTCATCAATTCAGGAAGTTGTTTATCTATTCCATTCTTAATGAACTGCTCAATGTCTGCATACTCTCCAAGACTTATAGAATCTAAGTCAGGATGGAATCCGTATTCAACTCCATTAATCTCTATTATCCTTTTAAGCTTTGTATCTTGCTTAGCTTGAAGTTCTCCTATCTTACTCATTATAGCTGCTACATCTGATAAGGCTAATTCCTTAATTAACTTCTTAGGAATGTCTGATAGTGCTGCTATTGTTTCTGTAGCTTCTTCAGTCTTTGTACCTGTTTCAAAGTCAATCAGTTGTAGCCATAATTCAAGAGTAACTTCTTCCCAACTGTTAATTAGTTTGAATGTTTCTACTTTGCCTTCTTTTTTAATCTTTACTTTCATACACTATATAATAGAAATTTATTGTTTTTAGTTTACTGAACAAAGTATCTACCTGCGTTTGGATTATCTAGGTGGTAAATAATGTTATAACGGATTCCGTCAATTGCGTGATTATAGTTATCAACGTAAAGCTTTGAACCCTTATCCGCATAGACATAATTGTTTAACTCCTTTGCAATGTTCGTTGATTCAGGACTTACAATAAGTTGATAGTCTTGCATCCTAGTTATTCCACTTTCAATAGTTCCTTTCTTAACTGCTTTAATGTTTACCCCTAAGTGCTTAAGGTCTGCTATTAGTCTAGGCTCTGCTGAGTCTGCTATGATTAATTTACTATCTACTTTGTCAAGTATTATCTTAGCAAGCTCTTGACTCTTTAATCCATTACGATATAGATGTTCCTTTAAATATATCTTCTTATGTTTCTTGTCTATTGCAACTTCAGTTAAAGAGTCAGGGTCAATACTAAAACCGAAATCCATTCCACAAGAAGTCTGTAAGTCATCAGGATTAAATTCTCCAATTGACCAATTCTCAAATACTACACCTTCAGCCTTTGCTAACCAACCTCCGAGAATCTTATGCTGATACTTTTTAAAGTTGTTATGCTTTATGCTCTTAATACG